TGGGCACATACTCAAGGCCAATATCATTATGATTTTTCGTTGTGTGATTATTTCTATAAAAAAATACAAGAAGTTTATACTGCACAATATATGGAAAAATATATTATGCTTAAACAGAGTGAACAACATAGTCCTAAAGGGATGAGTATCCAGCGCACACGCCCACATCAAGGATATCATTCTTGGCATGCAGAAGCAAGTGACATTAGTAGTAGCACAAGAGTTATTAATTACATGCTATATCTTAACGATGTCGAAGAGGGCGGAGAAACAGAATTTTTGTATCAAGGTAAAAAAATAATACCTGAACAAGGTAAAGTTGTAATTTTTCCTTGTGGATTTACATTTCCTCACAGAGGTAATCCTATATACAAAGGCGAAAAATATATAATAACAGGTTGGTATACCTATGATAGATAAGTATAAGATTGTTACAGCAGCTCCAACACTACCTACACAATGCGTAATTGGGTTAGATAGAGACGGAGTTATTAATAAAGATTTAGGCACATATATAAAATCAGCAAATCAGTTTGAGCCCATAGAAGGAAGTTTAGAAGCAATAGCTAAACTGCGCAGACTAGGACATCGTATTGTAGTACTTACAAATCAAGGCGGCATTGCTAAAGGTGTGCTTACAAACGAACAAGTTGAATCAGTACATGAACATATGTTAAACTTATTTGGCGAAGCAGGTTGTACTAGCATTGAAGGTATATACTATAGCGAAAGTAGTTTAAAATCCGATATGTATGCAAAGCCCAATGCAGGTATGTTTAAGCGTTGTGCAAAAGAAATAAAAGGCATAAACTGGAAGCAAGGGTTTTATGTAGGTGATAAAATGAGTGATTTGCGAGCTGCTATGAAGGTAGGAGCAAGGCCTGTACTTGTAAGAACAGGCTACGGAATAGAAACCGAGAAACAGCTAAATAAGTATACGTACAAGGAAATTAAAAAGAAAACCTATGTATTTGACAATTTGGCTGATTTTGCAGATCAGTTACAATAAATATATATGTAATTTTTATAGGAGAAATATATGCCATATGCAGTTAAAAAACCACATCCGACAAAAGCGGACGTAATGCTTTACCATACTTGGGACCCGGATGGTGACGGATATGAAGAAGTCCGTAAGTTCCCTGATGAAGCAAAAGCAAACGCATTTGCAGCAGAGCACACAGGTGCAGTAGTAGAATCAATTGGATACGAGATTGACCAGACAGACGAAATGATTGCTGAAAGATATGCAGCTTCAATCGATCCAGCAAGACCAGAAGGTAGTGTGAACATTTCTACAAATGCAGAATCTGACCATAGATTTGAGCCTGATGCAATTAGAGCATTTACAGCACACGGCCTATTAGGTTAAGGAATAACCTATGGTTTTACCAGTAGCACCCGTATTCGATAGAGTAAGATTAGTACCCCGCCCTAACGATTTTTTAAATAGAAACGTCGGAGCAAGTGGTGAGCTTTTTTACGAAAAAGAAACAAAAACACTTAGAGTCTATAATGGTATTGACCGCGGCGGCTTTGAAATTGTTAGTCAAGATAGACTACGCATCAATGCAGCCAAAGCCGAAATTGCAACAGTTAAGTATAATGTTACAGTAGGAACAGACGGTAGCGGAAATAAGTATGTGTTTAACGGTGACGGTGTATATGCACCTGCATTATCATTTACTGTTGGCTACACATACGTTTTTGAACAATCTAACTTTACAAATCTTTATTTTCCTAATGCCGAAGGCGCCGCAATTAACCAACATCCGTTAAACTTTTCACAAACAGCAAACGGAGAATTAGGCGGTGGCCTAACATTCTTAGATGGCGTAGTATATTTACTAGAAGACTTAGTAGTTGATAAAGAAACGTACTGGAATAAATTTTCTCGGTCTACAAAAAGACAAGTACAAATAACATGTACATCGACTTCACCCGCTACCCTATATTACTGGTGTCAAAATCATACTAATATGGGAAATACAATTACTGTGGGAACTGCAGCAGCAGGTGGTGGTGGCGCAAGTTTAGCTGTAAGTGATACAGCACCAGACAGTCCTAGTGCAGGAAATATTTGGTATAATAGTACATCAGGATATCTTTATGTTTATATAGAAGATGCTGATAGCAGTCAATGGGTACAGCCTGTTGCGGGTAATGTATTCAGCGGATCTTATTCTGATTTAGTAGGAGCACCAACATTAGCTACAATAGCCACTACTGGTGCTTATTCGGACTTAATAAGTCCACCAACAATACCTGGTTCAATAGATGATTTGTCAGATGTTGATACAACTACAGTAGCACCAACAAATGGTCAAGCAATAGTATGGGACAATTCAACAAGTACGTGGAAACCAGGTTCAGTTGCAGGTGGCGGTGGAGGCTATAATCAAAGTTTAAATACAACAGACGATGTTGTGTTTGATAGTGTTACATCACCTAGCATTATAAGTACTGGTCTTGGAGTAACAAACTTTACTAGTTCCACATCTTTAACATTGTCAGCAACTGACGGTGTATTCTTAAGTGGTATTGCTAGATCAAGTGAAGTTGTTGGCAATAAAACAGGTGCATCAAGCATTGTCGATCATAGTCTTGCAACAGCATCGGTATGGAGACATGCCTCAATAGCTGCCAACTTTACAGCAAACTTTACAAACGTTCCTACTACAGACAATAGGGTTATAGGTGTTGCGTTAGTGCTAGTGCAAGGCGCATCAGCATATATGCCAACAGCAGTAACAATAGCAGGGTCATCAACTACAATTAATTGGGAAGATGGTACAACACCAACAGGAAATGCTAATAAAACCGATATGGTTACATTTGCATTAATAAGAACTGGTGGAGCATGGTCTGTTATAGGGAGTTTAACAAGTTATGGCTAATGAAAAAGAGTACGTAGTAGTTGTAAATAGAGGTATAGATTTAGAAGAGTTTGACGCAGAAGTTGCCGCAGACACAGGATCTGGACCAATTCCAAATAGAGCAGTAGAAGTAGCTAATCCAAGATGGGGATCAAAAAGAATGACCCATTGGATGTTAACTGATGCAGAAGCAGAAACATTAGCAAGTGACGAAAGAGTGTTAGCTGTTGAAATACCAGCGGATCAACGCGATGATATTTCAATAGGCTTAAATGCTAGTCAAAGTGAAATATGGTATAGAGGATCAAGCACAAACAACACCCATGCAAACTGGGGATTACGAAGATGTATAGAAGAAGCAAACGTAGGTGTATTTGACGATGCAACTACACTAACTGGTGACTATACATATCCTATAGATGGAACAGGTGTTGACTTTATTGTACAAGACAGCGGAATACAAGCAGATCACCCCGAGTTTTATATGTCCGATACAACTGAATATGTAAGTGGAGCACTTGTAAGTGATGCAACTAACGGAGCAGTTTTTGACAGAAGTTTAACTGTAAGAGGTGTAAAACTTGTAGCGGCAGGAGCTGTCGGCGGACAATCAACTGTACCAGATGAATGGGTAAAGAAAACAGCACAGGCTGTAAAGTTATTAATTGATCCTAATGGAGATAGCATTGATATTACACAACAGAAAAATTTAATTGCAACACTTAAAGGTGATGCAGGAACAACACATGCAGGAACTCCAACAGCACAAAGAATTGGTTATGGTGGCGGAGCATCATATACACCCAACTGGTTATTAGATGCAGGCATTCCAAGTTATGCTGGATATCAAACATTTTTAGATAGTCATGCAGTTAATGACATGGTATGGTATTTAAATACATCAGGACCATCACCTTCTACTAGTGATAGAGACATTGAAGAAATGATGGAACACTTGTTCCATACAATACACAACTTTGGTATTCCGGGGGCTGTAGAAGGAAGTGCAACACAAGTCCCAATGGAAACATTGCTTTTGATATTAAATGGTAACCCAAGTTTTTCTTGGACAACTACAGAATTACATCTTGCTATGAAAGAAGCTATTGACGCAGGACTATACGATCCGAGTGGATACTCTACTGACTGGGCGACAGATCCTGATGCAGCAACAATAGCATATAAAGAATATACTTATTTGGTAAACTGGTCAATGTGGGACATGAGCGAATTTTGGGACGGCGGCAGTCTTAGTCCTGAATGGGATGATACATTAAAAACACCTGCAGGTATGTCAGCAAATAATCCATTGGGTTATGCTATGTTTAACAAATATTTTGCCCCAGTACTTAGTAAACCAGATTTTAATATACTAAAACGTATATTCCAAGATGGTGATGCCGGAGTATCAGGATATGCAGCACAACCGTCTGCATCAAGAGTACAAGAGATTGACTGGTTTAGTGGTAGTGGTATTGTTGGTGAAACACAAGACGCAAATTTTTATACAGACTATGACGGACATGGCACTCATTGTGCAGGTATTGCTGCAGGCAAGTCATTTGGTTGGGCAAAAAATGCTAGAGTATATGCACAAAAATTAGGTGGGTTAGAAGGTACTAGTGATCCCAATTCAGGCATTAGTATAACAAATTCATTTGATACAATACGGTTATGGCATGCTAATAAGTCAGGTGCTAGTGCTAACAGACCAACAGTCGTAAATATGAGTTGGGGATATGGTGCCACAAGAACTGGAGATCCAACATCAGGAACATACAGAGGTACTGCTTGGACCTATGGTGTTGATTATAATACTCGAGCAGAGCTAGAAGCAGCAACTGGTGTAAACCAAAGTAGAACATCTTCGGGTGGTGCGCCTGCTTGTAGAATAAGTGTTAGGACAGCGTCAGTAGATGCAGAAATTGAAGATATGGTCGATGCTGGAATACATGTTGTAATTGCAGCTGGAAATAATTATAATAAAATAGATACAGCCGCTGGTGCTGATTATGCTAACGAAGTATTATGGGGAGCTACATATACATATCACAGAGGCAGTTCACCTTATAGTTTAAATGCCTATATGGTTGCAAGTATAGATAGTTCAGTGAGTGCAAGTAATCAAGATAAGCCTAGTATATTCTCAAGCAGAGGTCCTGGGTGTAATATATGGGCACCAGGATCAGATATTATGAGTGCAACTAGTACTAATTATAATACATTAAAATTTGCACCCGTAACATATGATGACGATGCAACATTTTATCAAATGAGTATTAGTGGAACTTCAATGGCAGCACCCCAAGTTGCTGGGTTATTATGTTTACATTTACAAGTGTTTCCTGACATGTCACCAAGCGATTTAAAAGATAGAATCGTAGACGATGCAAAAAGTGTTGTAAATGATACAGGTGCTGATAACGATTATGGCGAAATTTCAAATTCTAGGATGGGACAAACAAATAAAATTTTATATTCTAAATATAATACAGCAAATCCTTGGACACTATCGGGTCCAAGTAATATATCGATAGGAAGCTAAATGCCGTTACTTACACATACAAGCGGAAAAATACTTACAGCATCACCTGGTGGTATAACCGATGCAGCATTTGTTGCACCTACTATAACTCCTACATATGCTCCAGCTAATGGTCAATCTGTATCAGAAGGCTCAGAGATTTCAGTTACATTTAACACAACTGGAATACCAGACAACAGTGAAATAACATTTTCTATTACTGGAGTTGTTGATGCCCTTGTAACTAGTATAGGACGGGCTTCGCAAGGGTTCGCCACCGATCCTGACTATGCATTTTGGACTACGGTTTTAGCAAGCGGATTTCAAAGAGGCGATGTAAACGAAAGTGGCAATATCAATATTGACGATGTTATGGGATTTCTTAGTGTATCTAGAGGACTAACTACGTCAGGTGGAACATATGATCGAAGCATAGCAGCAATTGCAGAAAAATCATCTACAGCTACAGTAACAAACGATATTGATGCAAATGATTACAGTACAACTGCAACTAGTCCATTAACAATTATTTCAAATACAACATCAGCAAGTTTTATTATTGACGAAGACCTTACAACTGAGGGGCCTGAAACTTTTCAAATAACCTGGTCATACAGTTATGAGCATCCAGTAGACGGAACAACTACTATTACAGGCACGCCTAATTGGACAATAGCAGACTCTAGTACAACTCCGGTAGGCGAAACATTCGTCCTTGGTACAAACAAAGCAAGTGTTGACGAAGGCAGTAGCGTAACAATAACACTTACTACAGCAAACGTTAGTGCTGCAACAACAGTTGGTTATACTATTTCTGGAGTAACTAGTGCAGATATAAACAGTGCTAGTTTAACTGGAGATTTTGTTACAGGAACAACTGATAGCGTTGACATAATTATTGCTGAGGATGCTACAACTGAAAGTACTGAAAATCTTGTGTTTACTTTGGATAATGGTGAAGATGCAATCACCATTCCAATTAATGATACTAGTTTAAATCCTACATATTCAATAACAGCAAGTTCTAGTTCTATAAATGAAGGAAATAATTTTAGTGTTAATCTAGTAACTACTGACGTTCCAAACGGTACTGAAGTCGGATATACTGTAAGTGGTGTAAGTACAGCTGACATTAATAATGCTAGTTTAACAGGAAATTTTGTTGTCCAAAGTAATACAGCAAGTTTGTCTGTTGTTGTAACAGCAGATAGTACACTAAGTGAAGGTGCAGAAACATTTCAAATTGTTTTAAATAACGGCGCAGGTGGAACAGTTACAGTTACAATTAACGATACTTCAGTTGATACAACACCAGCCTATACTAATTTTACATTACAAACAGCAACAACAGTTGACGAAGCATCTACAAGTACCTTTAGAATTACAGGAAGAAATATTGCAACCGGAACAACACTAGTTGCGACAATAGTAGGAGTAAGTGGAACTGTATCAGATTCGGATTTTACACCGGCTACGCTTACACGCACAATTGTATGGAATAGTGCATTAAATAATATATCACAAGTCCAAGATTTTTCAGTTCAACTAGCTGCAGACGAAATAACTGAAGGACCAGAATCATATAAAGTTGTGTTAGCTGCAACTGACAGTGTAGGAACATCTACAGGATCCTTAGAATCACCTACAGTAACAATAGGTGATACATCGTTAACAGCAGTAACTGGTCAACATGATTTTTCATCTTCCGGAACATGGACAGTACCAGCTGGTGTAACTAAAATTAGTATTTTATGTATTGCTGGTGGAGGAGGTGGAAGTGGAATTCAACAGTCAGGCGGATATAGCGGTGGAGCTGGTGCAGGCGGAACTTTAGGATATGCAAATAATATATCAGTTACACCAGGAGAAGTATTAACGGCAACTGTTGGCGCCGGTGGAACTGCAGGAGTAAGAAACAGTTCAGGTGGCGGAGCAGGTGGCCTAAGTAAATTAGTAAACAGCGGTGCAACAACACTGTGTTCAGCAAACGGTGGTGGTGGCGCAGCCTCAGGCGGTGCTGGCGGATTAGCAAGTAGCACTTATACTGGAACATCAGGTTATGCAGGCGGATCAGGCGGAGCAGGCCTACGTTTTAGTAGAGGTGGTGGCGGTGGTGGCGCTGGAGGATATAGTGGTACTGGTGGCACAGGACAGAGTGGAAATTCAACGTCAGCTGGCGCAGCTGGATCTGGTGGAGGCGGCGGAGGCGGCGGCTCTACAACACAAAGCCCAGGTATCTCTGGTGGTGGAGGTGTAGGTAAATTAGGACAGGGTGTAGCGGGCGCCGGCGGGTTATATAATAACGACGGTGGAGGCGGATCAGGTGGTGAAGAAGGACAAAATGGAATTGGTGGCGATTTTGGTGGTGGTGGATCAGGATCTAACTATACTAGTAATCCATCATCAGGCGCTGCCCAAGCAGGTGGTCCAGGATATGTTAGAGTGTTATACCCAGGCACAAGTAGACAATATCCATCAACTAGAACTGCAAATGAAGCACAAGTTACTGGTACATATGACACATTAACTGCTAGTAGTGTAAGCATTGACGAGAGTGAATACGTAGTTAACGAGAACAGAGTAATATTTACTCTTAGCACAACTGATGTTCCAGAAGGTACTACTGTAGGTTATACTATTACAAGTGTATCAGGTACAGTAAATGATTCTGACTTTTTAAGTAGGGATTCTTTATTTACTATTGGAGCAGCTGGCTCTGCAACTGTTACAATGAGAGCAGACGGTGACTTTGCAACTGAAGGAACAGAATCATTTAAGATTACACTTGCAGCCACAGACAGCGTAGGAAATGATACAGAGAATTTACAAAGTCCTACAGTATCAATATCAGATGATTACGTAGCAACAGTATATAATAGTATTTCACTTGATAAGTCAACATATAACGAAGGCGAAACGATTACCATAACAGTTAACAAAACAGGAAATAATAGTATTAGTACCCAAGTTAGTTATACTATTAGTGCAAGCGGCACTGGAGATTTTAACCAAACAAGCGGTGTATTAACATTGTTAGACGGATATACATACGAAGGCTCACCCTATTCAGCAAGCAAAACAATTATTACATCAGACCTAACAACTGAAGGTACAGAAACATTAACAGTTACACTAGGAGCAACTGACAGTAATGGAAATGCTACCGGTGGGTTAAGTACTACAGCAACAATAGTTGATAGTAGTACTACACCAAGAATACCAGGTACTGGATTAGTAAGAACTATCTCAATGCCAAGTAATGCACAAGGATGGTATGGCCTAGGTTATCTCTTTGGTGCCGCCATAGGGGGTGATAATGATTTTATAATTACAGGCGGTAGCGGAAATGGAACAAGTGCTGTAAGTGGTACTCCAGTAAATCCAAATACAGGACAAGTTGCTATTTTTAATAGAGCTACAGGAGCAACAGTAAGAATTATGAATAGTCCTACAACTAGCGAAACATACGGAGCATTATCTAAATTTGGTTACGCTGTAGATATTACTGAATATAATGGATACAAGTATGCATGTATACTTGCACCAAATTATAGAGATACAAGTAACGTAGCTAAACCAAGATTATACATATATTCAACAACAGACGGTTTTGCAAATATTACATTAAGTAGAACTGTTGAGTTAACTGAATACACATCGTACGCCGGAGAACCACAGACTCTTGGAAGAGGTAGGACTGCTTTTAAAGCTATGGGTCAATACATAGTAATTGGTGACTATAATTATAGCACCACTGGATTATGTAAGTATATTGATCTAGCAGACATCTACAGCAATAGTACAGCAGCAACAATTGACGATTGGACAGGATGGGCTGTTGGTACTAACGGAACTTATATTGGATATACTGATCCAAACTTTGACGGACAATATGGCGGAATAAGTACAGCCCAAGAAGGTAGGTTTTCAGTAATTACTCCTTCAACTGGTGCTATAAGAGTATCTAGATCAGCATCAACGTATTCCGGAGGATATACAAATAATAAAGCAGACAATTGGTATCTTGGAGCCGGAGTAGCATTAACAGCAAACAGAGCTTGGTTTACTTCATCAGGTGATGATTATAGCGGATATACAGATGCTGGAAGATTAAGAAATATTTTGTTTACTGGTGGGCTCGGAGCAACAATAATCAATCCAACAGTAACTAGCACAGCAAATGACGGATTAAATTACAACAGTTTTAAAGGACTTGATGCTAACGGTGATAATTATGCTGTAATGGTTTGGAGTGATCCATATGGTATTGCAGGACAAAGTGTTAGAGTGTATAACGAATCTGGGACAGTACAAAACACACTAGCACCACCTAGTGGCTTCATCTGGGAAGAATACGGAAACGTTGTCATAACATCAGAACACTTGTATCTAGTTAGATCACCATCTGGTGGTGGCTCAGCAGTAATAGATGTATATTAATAAATACAATAAGAGAGGTTTACAATGGCAATAAATTATCCAAACTCCCCAACAATAGGTGAAACCCATATAGTTGGTAATATAACATGGACTTGGGATGGAACAGCCTGGTCAGTTCAATCAACGTCAGGTGGCGGTGGTGGCGGCGGTGGTACTTATTCTAATACAGACGTTGACACTCACTTACAAACAAGTACAGCTTCATCAAGCGAAGTACTCAGTTGGGACGGATCTGGATATGATTGGGTTTCAAACTCGGGTGGAGGAGGAGGCGGTGCCTCTGCAATTAATGATCTAAGTGATGTAAATGTTTCAAATCCACAAGATAATGAAGTTTTAAAATATAGCTCTGGTGAATGGGTAAACGGAACAGATGCTACAGGTGCTGCAGGCAGTGTTGCATTTACAGACTTAACTGATGCTCCAACTAGCCTTACACCTGCAAGTTTTTATGAACATGCAATAACTACATTCCAAGTAAATAATAATAGTACTTCAGCTTATACATTTGATAGTCATTATACTGGTGACAATCCTACTATATATGTTATAAGCGGAACTACAGTAGCTTTTGATTTATCACAAATTAGTGGTCACCCGTTTGCAATACAAGATAGTACAAGTACAGCGTATAATACTGGCCTTGTTCATGTAGCCACAGACGGCACAGTAAGTACTGGTTCAAACGCACAAGGAAAAAGTTCTGGAGTATTATACTGGAGAGTGCAAGAAAGTTTAAGTAGTCCACCTAACTATAGATATCAATGTACATCACATGTAGGTATGGTTGGCGCTATCACAATTAAAAGACTAAGCACTCTTTAAATAAACTTGTAAACTATATCTTAGTCGTTGTATCTCAACAACATTCTCACGTAATGTATGCGGATCAATATTTCCGTCGTGCTCACTGGCATGTCCGTTGTTGATTAAAACAACATGACTTTTTAATTCCCGCAGCATTTGTTGTGCGTGCCTCTTAGTTTTATCAAATGTAATTTTAGAAATTTTTTGTTCAAATTCTAAAATTTCATTTTGAAACTTTTCACTATTATTTAATGATAGCATTAATCTTCCTTTGGAGTAGGTCTTAACTGAAAGAAATCTAAACTTGGATCCTTATTACTTGTTTGTGTAATACTTCCACCGTCCATAATACTTTCTAACCCAATTGGCATACAAGGAGGCACATGGAATACGCTACCTTCTTTAATTTCTTTTTCGTAAAGCATACCGTCACTAGTATCTATCCAAGCAATTTTAAAATTGCCACTGTTTACAAACCAAGATTTTTCAGTAGTTTTATGAAAATGCATAGGCAATCCACTACCAACACTTTCAAAAACTAATATCTTTGATACATAATTATCAGTCTTAGCCCATGTTGCTTCATATCCAAAACTGCTTTTATCTACATTGTCGTTCATAATAAATCCATTACCTTAAATATTGTTTCTAGTTTAGTTTGGTTTACCTTATTAGTTAAGGTATTTTTTAAGCCATTGTGTAAGGGCTTTGGCCAGCTTTTAAATGTAGTCCAAGCATATCCATTATGCTCGTTATTTAATATAGGAATAAATTCTTCATCTACAACACATAAGAATGTATGAAAATGAAACTTATCATCATTACTAATAAATGTTTCAAGTGGTATAGTTTTCTTTATTTCAACTTCACCAATTTCTTCAACTATTTCTCTACGTAGACCCTCCCAAGGAGTTTCTTTTTCTTCGGTGGTGCCGCCAACTAGACCCCATACGTCTTTGGCTCTACCTTGCGTTCTGTGTAATAATAAGAATCGTTTTGTTGACCGTGCATATACTAATGCACCACTACATATAATAATTTTACTGTTCATACTAGTAATTATCTTAGTATGCTAGTCTCCATGTACCGTTTTGGTATTCACCGTCGTAAGCTAGAACCCAATCGTTGTTTTCGTACTTATATTGCTTACTTGTGTTAAGATTAGATGTGTATACAACTGTACTGTCGTCAGTACTAGCATCAAATACTATATGCCATTTTGCACCATCCCATTCTATGATGTCGTTTGTACTTGCTATAAAGTCAGATCCGTCTGTATTTTTCCAAGCATCAGGACCATCATATCCTGCTTCACCTACATTTGTACTAGTATTAATACTATCTAATATTAGTATACGAGGATTACCTGATTTAAGATTGGTAGGATTTGTTTTATATGGATTTATAATGTAATCAATTTTATTTCTGTCACCATTTGGACCATGCATTACAGTATCAGCTGGAAAACTATCAGCGTCCCAAGAAACTGTTAATTCGTATTCGTCTAACGGATTAATAACTACAGTACCTACTAATTCGTTTGTAACGTCAGTACGTCTTAGTCTTAATTCTGTGACACCGCCTTGGAAATCAAACGGCATGTCTTTGGTATATCCGGTCCATGTTTGGGCACCTACAATACCTTTGTTAATAAGTTTGACTGATGTTCCTAGTACTAATATTCCATAATTATCGTGTCCTGTTGTTACCAAGGAATCAACATCTGTTTTTAACATGCCTTCGTTTATAATTTGTTCTTCAATTTCACCGGTGCCAGCAACAGCAATTCTAGTTGTTACATCACTCTGTGGAACTGGTGCATCGTCATATGCTTGCGAAGTAGGTCTTGCAAGATCTAAATCAATAGTACCTTTGGTTTCGTTAAAGATACTCTGAACAACTTGTGTAATAACGCCAAGACGTTTTACTTTAACTGGTGGCGAAATATAAATTGGTGTATTAAATGTCATAGTTGCTACATCTATTTCACTATCGACTCCAACAGGAACACTTCTACTACTAAAAGTTAATGTTTCTAAATTAACTACACTTAAACTAGTCCAATCAATATAGTTGTCTGTAGTTTGTATTTCTAAACTAGGATTAAACAACATTAATATTTGCTCTAGTATTTGTAATTTTTGATCTGTGTTTGAACTCCAAATATCCACATTAACTGTAAGGGTATATGGTGTAGGCATTAATCTTTCAACTGTATAGTTCTTGCCTTCTTTATTTAAATACTCCTTACCGTCACTATCATATGCTTGTTCACGTATATTTACTTTGTTGATATAACTTGAATCAGCAAGTCTTGCCATATCCATTGCTAACCCAGTAATATATACAGCCATTCGTGGCGCACTTGGTATTTTGTTTTCGCTGTTATCTCGTATAATATTTGCAACTTGTCGTGTAAGATCGCCATACATAACAGGAATTTGAGTTAGGTTTCCCTTGCCGTCTTTGTAACTAAAGTTACTCATGAGGCGCACCATTTGCGTTATGTAGCGTCTTATTTGTCCGTCATAAAAATGTTGCATAACTTATTATCTTCCCCATTTTTCTATTCGTCTTAAAAACTTTCCGTTCCTAAAATAAAGGCCAAGCCTTTTAAATTCGCGGTTTAATTGTTCTACATGAATTTTATCTATACCCCTGTGTTTCTCAGCAGACAAAAAATATTCAGACATTATTTCTTTACTTAAATTTTCGTCATGTTTTGCTCTGTATTCATCCCAAACTTGTTGCATTTGTTTTTTATTTCTTATTTTTTTCAATGCTCTTAAAACAACATGTTCGTCAGTTCCCCACCAATCAGCTCTTGTCCAATCACCTATCCCAAATAAAGTTGGATGCATGCCTTTGTAAAATTCATCTACAAGATCTTGTACTTCGCCAGCAGCTAATGGTTCGCCTTGTTCGCCTTCTTCTCCCTCTTTGCCGTCTTTGCCGTCTTTGCCTTCGGAATCAGTTCCGCCGCCAACACCCATTTCAACAATACCAACAATTGTATCTTGCTTTTGGTTAGTTTGCGTATAGGCATCTAACTTTTTAGCAGCAGGAGTTCCTGCAATAGCACCAACTGCCTTTCCTGTTTTAGGATCAACTAACGCTCCCTGCATATGGCCCTCTTCAATAATAGTTAACTCTTTTAAT